ATTAGCTAAGTCTTGAGGAGACATTTTGTTTAGCTCTTCAGTCAGCTCAGGTGTAAAGTCTTTACCTGATGTAGCCTCGTCCCAGATCTTGTCTAGTATGTTAGGCTCTGCTGTCTCAGGTGTCTCTTCTGTCTCCTCTGTTTCAGCCTTCGGCTCTTCTTTGTTGCTGAGTTTTTGTTGTAGCTCAAGATAACCTTTCTCTAACTCTTCAGCACTTTTATATTTGCCTGCGAGTAGCTGTTCTTGAGCCTCCTCCATCTTCTCACCAACTGCTAGGGAGTCTTGCTCTTCTTCTGAGAGATTGTCAAGAGTTGTAGTCTCAACATTAGACTCCATAGTTAGTGTGTTTCCTTCCATGTTATTGTTGTGGTGGTTGTTGTCCTTGTTCTGTTTGTTCTAGTAGTTGTGGGTTCTTAGTAGGATCAAAGGCTGGCGTTTTGAGTAGAGCCGGTGTAGCTTTAAGTGCTTCCATCTCTGCTTGTTGTGCCATAGCTTTCTGCTCTTCTTGTTCTTTCTCTTCACGAGTCTTAACTAAGTTGAGAACATCAATACCTTGTGCTGCTGCTAATCTTTTAACTACCTCTTCTGGGTTTATATATTGACCTATTGAATCTGGTCCCATGGTCTGGGCTATAGTCTGTAGGAACTGAGCAAGTGCTGCTGCATCTTGACCTCTACCTAGACTATTAATACCAGCTACAATGATAGGTTTAACCATGCCTTTTGGTAAGCGTGGTATCTCTCCTGTCTTCTGGAATATACTTAGTTTTCTATTTAAGTATGGTACTAAGAACTCTACAGTTAGCAATCCGAAGAGACCGCCGAGCTGTTGCTCTAGCTCCATCTGTGTCATACGTACCTCTTCAGCTGTTGTACGTTCTGACTGCCGAACTGACAGGATCAGGAACGCTTCGTTCAACCTCTTCTCGAGTGTAGCCATGTGCTGCAATGCCGTAGCAAAGTCAGCTGTCTTGCCTACCTGTACGACACCAATGTCATCAGGTCTACCTTGTACGATAGCTCCGTTACCAGCTTGTGCTAGTGTTGCAGGCTTTGTGCTACTAGATGGTGATACAGTAAACACAACCTTAGCGGCTGCTGCACTACCTTCTACTATAGCTTGAGACAATGCCTCGAGAGACTTAAGATCTCCGATAAACTGTCCGACTCTACCTCTACCATAAGCTTCTCCATCTACTGTATTGAAACGTAGTGGTAGCCATGGTGTGCTATCGACTGGTGACTTACCTTGTGACCCCGGTAGTCGCTTGTCGTGCACCTCTTGATGCCAGACAAACCTGTTGTTATCTCTCTTAACGTGAGTGAACACATCACATTCTTGATCATCTGGATCTCCGTCTACTAAATCATAGCTCATTTTGTCTGGTGCTATGTCTTCGTAGTTAGGAATTAGATTCTTGTTGATTCTTTCTTTTGTGATAATTTCAATCACTTGGTCGTTGCCGTCTCGTTCTATTACGAAGCGATTAAGAGGATATAATTTCAGCCCTGTCTTACTCATAAAGATAAGTGCATTACCACCTACAACGAGATGTTGTAATGCTTGGTGTATTACTACACGATCATCTGATGCTGCGATAGCATCAAGGATGGTACGTTCTATCTTTGCAAATGATAAGTCAAGTTCTGATTTTACTTCTGGACCAAACTGTTCTCCTAACTGAGACTCGTCTAGCTGTAGCTTAAAGAAGCTGGTCTGTGGAGGGACGAGCGATAGTGATAGCTTAGATGCTAACGCTACAACTCCTTTAGCCCCCACGGACTGCCAAGGTGTCTTCAGTTGTTTCATACCTTTCGAGTAGTCTTCGTGACCACGGATAAGATATGGTAGTGTAAGTTTGGTGGCGTCTTCTGCTTCGGTCAAAAACTGGGAACGATCACTGGATAAATTATCATACCTAGATTTTGCTGTCATGATTTAATTAAAATAATCTCTGCTAAATGATGATCTAAAACTACCTCTTCGAGGAAACCTTTGCTGTGGTCTAAACTGAGCAAAGTAGTTTGGGTTAGTTCCATACAGACTCATCTGATTACTGTATGCGTTTTGTTGTATGTTCTGTAAGTTACTAGCACCTACACCTGTTTGCTGTGTTATCAGTGGTAGCTCCTGTTGTACTGGTGCTGGTGGTATAAACATACTTGATTGATTACTACCTCCAGTCGTGTTACTACCGCCATATCTTCTACCTCCTAAAGGTAGTTGACCTCTAATCAAAGATGGTGTTGTAATATCTCCACCCGGAGCTAATCGTTTAATCTCGTTGATTCGTTTGTTAGCTAATGTACCTTCAGTACCTATGTTAGATGCAAGAGTAGGGGCTGCATCAATCATGCTGCCTAAAGTTACTCCCTCACCTTTTCCTAAACCAATGTTAGGGTCTCCCTTGTAGCCGCTGAGTACTCCTCGTATCGAGTCAGTTAACTTACCTGATACTATACGATTACCTCCACCTCCTTCAATCATTCCACGCTCTGCCATGCTGAGACCTTGAAACTTTTCATTCTTTTCATTAAAGGCAGATTGAATATCAGCTACGTTTTCATTACTAAGAGGAGTTTTCATTCCAAAGAATGAGACCTTCTTATCTCTTTCTGAATCAGATACGTTAGGATTATCTGTAGTCATCTGATTTATATACCTAGCAGTTGTTCCTAGCTTAGGATTTGAAGATAGATCTCTTAGAGTATCTGAGACTGAGCCATAGATAGAGTTTCTATCAGTAGTCATTCCAGAAAAATACTGGTTGCCTGCTTCTGCTGTATCTTTTAACTGACTCTTAAAGTTCTTAGGTAAGCCTAGACCTTCGCCTAGTTGCTGCACCCCTTCGCTATTCATAGCTTCGTTGAATGCACTCTTTATCTTAACGTCTCTGTTATCGTAGCCTTGTGCTCCCGGTAAATTACCAGCAAAGTCTGTGTTACCTGTTAGTGTACCGTCAGCTGTAGGACTTCCGAACAAAGCCTGAGTCCCTATGTCTTTAGCAAACCCTCCTATAGTTTTAAGCTTATCTCCGAGAGATATAGTTCTGCCAAGATCATTGCTTCCATCTTCGCTGTCTACACCACCGATGTTTAATCCACCAGCATCTGTGCTTGCAACTTTAGTCTCATCACCACCAGTAAATGCGTTAACAACTCTGCCGGGGATACTCTGAAAGAATCTACCAACTTGTGCACCTACGTCGGTGCTCTCTGGTGAGTTAAATCCTACACTTAGTCCGCCTACATTTATGTTATCTACATTGCTAAGTGATTTACTTAGTGCACTGTCAGTTTTACCTTCATTAAATAGTTTACTTCCTATACTAAACCCCGGCATAAATGCACCAAGTGCTGGTGCTAACCTACGGAATCCTTCAGTAGGTGCTGTCTGAAAACCACCGGGGTTTATCTTGTCCATAGATAAAGGTGGCTTACCAGCAAACATCCTTTGCATATTGATGTCACGTATCCGAGGATTAATTAAACTTTTAGCAGTACCATATCCGGGCATGCCTCTAAATGGATTGGACTCTCCACGAGCATAGCTAGCTAAGTTAAACTTTTTATTAGGATCAAACTTACCAGTCTGCTGCTGCATGCTGTTCTCTAACGACATAGCTTGGTTAAAGTTCATGTTAGGTCTGTTGCCTGCCATGTAATAAGAACTTAAACCACCTTTCGGTGCTAGGCTATTAGCTATACTAAGGGTATTAAATCCTTTAGCAGATCCGAGACCGAAGTCAGTACTAAATGTGTCCGACAGTCTGTTGGGGTCAAACATTCTAACCCTCTTCTCTTCAGCTGCTTTAGCTTTAGCTGCTGCCTCTGCTTTGGCTTTGGCTTCAGCTTCAGCTTTGGCTTTCGCTGCGGCTGCTGCTGCCGCCGAGCTCTTTTTTGCTGCTTGTATGTTTCTTGCGTACTGAGCTCCGTCTGCAATCGGACCTACGCCCGTAACTTTCATGTTGTTATTCTTGCTTTTGTTATATCTGTTAAGATTTCTTGAGTACGTTCTACCGCTTGATACAGGACCTATGCCTGAGACTCTACCTCTTCTATTTTTTCTTCGTGCCATTAGATTTCATCCTTACTAATTCGTTTGTTATACCACTCGACCACCGAGCGTTGACCAGCTAAGTACATGACTTCGCTGATGCTCTGCTTCGGATGTGGATTTACTGGTGGGAATGTTTCGTCTAGCTCTACTTGTATAGAACTAATGGTTGGTCCGATGATGGACTCAAGCATATTGTGGGAGGTTGGTGTTTGCATGTTCAAAGAACGCTGGCATACGAGCTGCTTTTGTGTCGGAAAACTGTGGAGCTTTCCCTTGATACATTAACTGATCGCTCGCTTCCAGCCAAAATTTTTTGCTTAAATATTTATCAGTTGTATTTGTTTGTAGTGGTTGCACTACCCAGTTAATAGTTGCCTTCCGAAGCTTATCCAAACTAGAGCTAGGAACAAGCCCCAACTCAGCACATACAAGGCTATTTGTCGCAACGTGGATCTGTTCATCTCTGGATATATC